TGTGGACATTGGATCGTCAGAATCAGGTGGACTTTGTGGTGCGACGCGAGCCGCAGAATCCGCCGCAATGGCTTCTTCTTCTTCGATTGTAGTAGTGGGGAGCAAGGATCTTCCAACCCCAATCTTGGGATCAGCAGGCACGCTCACAATCGAAACTTCATAAGGTTCCCAATTCGTCGCTACAAACTCGTTATTGCGTTCTTCCATCTCTTTAATTCTGTATCCGACGCTGATATTTCTCATCACGCCGTCTTTGACATCTGTCAAAATTTCTTGCGCGAAAGAGTTACGGCTAAAGCGAACACGGCTAAAACCCTTCTTTTTGTCCTTGTCTAAATAGGCACGCTCGACGACACCAATTGGTCGATCCATGTCGTGATTAAACAGAAGCGGTGCGCCATCGTTCAATCGGCCAAGGTCAGCAGCGCCTTCATCGTGGCTCAGCACCTCCATGCCAAAGCCCCGTTCAACTGGATATTCAGAGCTGAAGCTGAATTCCATCACGCGGTCTTCCTGCTCCTCAAACTTGGTCTCGCCTGCACGCTTGTAAAGAGCAGGCGCCGAACGCAGAGCAGCAATCTTTGTCAATGCAGAGAATCGATGCCCAACCTGCACATCAGTTGGCTCATTCCCTTCATCGGTCTGACGAAACACTGTGATCAGTGCTGCAGGGTCATCCTCGTCACCGTTAATCTCAAAATCTGAATCAGGAACGTTGATTGTGCCGTCACGCTCAATGCGGTCAATCCTGCCTTCGGCTGCGCCTCCGGCACTGTCCCAACGCACAAAGTCTCCGACGCTAAGTTCGTCAGGCTCTGCCCTTACTTGCAAATCGTCGGACATAGTACGGTCGCGGATTTCTTTAATTCTATCGGTTGTCTCAATAACCAACCTCCTCTTCAATTTCTGCATCCTCGCCACTTGGCGCAGGCGTGTCACCAAAAGCGTCAACAGTGTTCAGCGGCTTGTACTGGCTAGCGCCGCTGCCATTGACAGCAGACGGATCAGTGTCAGTGATGATGTTCATCTCGTCGAGCTTGGCCAGCTCTGACTGACGGGCAACCAAGAACTCATCAAAGTCACCGCCGTTTTCAGCTACGCAATCAGCAAGAGTTTTGAAGCCGCTGCGAACTGCTGCTTTCTGTGCCGCAATTTCTTTCTGCGGGTCAACGTAGTGATAACCCCTGCAAACCCAACGCACAGCCTCGTAACGCTCAGGCTCTGTCTCGTAAGTAGGCAGATTTAGTGCGCCACTAAGCACAGCCATTTCCAACCAAGCATCAAAGATCGGTTGATAGAACTGATCTTTCATCATCTGTTGAATCGATCGCCAGTGGTCGCGGTCCTGCAGTAAAGCGAGTCGTGATGATGAGTAATTACTCTGTGAAAAATCGTGCGCGAGTTGCTCGAAAGAGCATCCGACACCCGCGCCGAGTGCCCTGAGCTGTGCCCTGAGGAACGGCTCATATTCACCAGTTGGCGAATCCATGTCAGGGATAGTGACCGTCTCGCCCGGTTGCAGATACTTGAATTGGCCAGGCTCAAAACCTGTCACCCGTTGCTCGTCAAAGATCTCGCCGCCTGGGTCAAGCTCACCCTCTGGCGACTGGATAAATCCCATCAATGCAGAACTTGCGCGAGCCCGAACAACACTCGCCTGCTCCCAACCGTCAACGTGATGCAGTCGCTGCATTGAGGATGCAAGCCAAGGCACTCCACGGGTCTGACCTGGCCGTGCAGATGTCCGGTCAAACAGATGGATAACATCCTTTGCCGGAACAATGATGTGACGCTTATCAGGCTCCCGAGTCGGGAACGCATTGTCGCCAGGGTGACGGCTTAAAAACGCATAGCTGACAGGGCGCCCAAACTTGTCTAGTTCAACGCCAAGCTTCCAGACGTTGCCTGGCTTAGTGGCTGGGCTGTTGTAATCCTCATCAAGCTGATCAGCCTCAAGCACCTCAAGCGCAAAGTTGACTTTGCTGCGGCCAAACTTCTGCCGCACCATGCGGATAAAAACTTCACCGCTTTCGCACATCGACGAAACAGAAAGCTTTTCAATGTCGGCAAAGCAGAGCTGCCCCGCTGTATTGCAGCTGTCCTTACGGCCCCAATGTGACCACGCTTTTTCAATCTGCTCATTGATGCGTGTGTCAAGCTTGCCTCCACGCTGACGCATCACCTGCGCTTGCAGCCTGACACCTGTGCCGACAACAGAGTTGCGAACAACGCGCACAGCTGATTTTGCATAATCGTTGTCACGCACAAGTTGACGCGACCTAGAACGCAGGCGCTTCAAACTGCCTTTGATCTCTTGATCAGCAGATGTGACAGAGGTGACCCAATCAGCAGTTAGCCGACCGGTTTGCGCACCGCCAAACATGCGAGCGCGTGGGCGTTGCATTGGCTCAGGGTTAGAGCGCCACAGTTCGCGCCATGCAGAACGGATGCCCATGTCAGAACCTCACAAAAAGGGAATGCGGATCGCCTAAACCGTTGGCAATCATTGCCGCCTTCCGTTCTCTGACGACGATAGCCTTTAATTGACTTTCGCGAACCCTTAATTCAGGCAGATCGACTTTGGTGAAAGACCTGCCGGCAATGCTGTAAGCCTTGACCTTGTCAGCAATAATCTGACGAATGGCTGTTGTGACTGCGTCTAAATCTTTTTCAGCCTGCGTGCGCCCATCAAATGCTGCAGGGTTTGCATCGCTCGCATAGGTGTAGCTAGCAAACACCTCAAGTCGAGCATTGCCAAGCGGAAACTTTTCGCTGCCTTTCGTAGCCTCGGCGTAAACGTACCAATTGCCAGCATCAAAGCCAGCTGAATCGGTAGCCGAAATCGTGAACTCCCAGCCTGACCCAAAAGAAGTGCCAGCAACTTGGTGGCCCTCTTGGCTTTTGTCGTGACGCAAGTAATACGTCAACGTCCAGTTGTCTGTGCCGCTTGTGATGCTTTCGTTCAGCGGCCCAGTAAACGCATCATCCCTCCATTTGATCGTTTGGCCGGCATAGATCTGCTTTGGGATGTTCACGTCACCAGCTGTTAACGAACGACTGAGCCGGTGCAGACGGCTTTGACTTTGATTTTAGCGGGGGTTTGTCCCCTGATTCCAGTTTATCAGCAAGGTTTTTCCACATCGTCAGCTTAGGCAGACGCCTGCTGTAAAGCAGCATCGCCGCATAGGCATAGACAAAGCAATCAAGCGCCTCATTTCTTGCTGATGCTTTTTTGACCCATTCACGAATAGGAAAGCCACGGTGGAAACGTAAGCGCTGTTTTTCTGCTGTTAGCTGCTGAAAATACTCATGATCTGCAGCTAAGCCAAAGTTGATACTGCCTAAGCCTTCTTTGTGTCGCATACGGCCAAACAATGTCGTCTTAATCGTGTCAGTGCCAAGCATGTAAAGCGCAACGCCTTTTTTTACTACTCGGCCACGCCAATTCACGTCCACCTTGCTGCCTTTGCCTAAAGCTGGGCTACTTCGCTTGCTGCTGCCTTTAATTGGCACAACACCCTGACGGATTCTGTCGCGGCAATAGTTGTACGTTTCATGGGTTGCATGACCGCCGGAATCCACAGCTATCTGGGAGATTGTTAGGTGCTTGCCTAGCTCTGTGTCCCATTCAGTCTTGATGACTTGATCAAGCTGCCCCCATACATCAACAGCAGTTGGGTCGCCAATCAATTTTTGGTGCCATATCAACCAAGCCGTTTCACCTTCGCCCCATCCCCAGACTGAAACCTCAAGCCGATCGTCCTGTACGTCAACACCTGCAGTTAACAGCACAACGCCATCAGGGCAAATGCCTGGCTTGTACTGCAACCGCTTTGCCATCAACCCATCAGCGTTAACCTGCGCCGCATAATCCTCGCTAAACGTCTCAGCAAGCCTTGTGTTGACAAAGGTGCGCAGTGCCGCAGGGTCGCTTTTGGCACGTAAAAAATCATCAGCAAGCTGTCCCCAACTTGCCCAACCCAGAGGGCTATACAAGCCGTTTAATTGAAAGCCTGCTGTCTTGCCATCAAACGGTGCATGGTTTCGCCATTCGCCTTGCGGCAAAAATCTTGTTTTGTGGTGCTCAGCAAAGCGTTCCTTGCAGTGCTCGCATTCATATTCCGCAGTTTCTGGCTGATCTTTCTTCCACTTCAACCGTGGCCACTGCAAATGTTGAAACGCACCGCACGCCGGGCAAGGCACGTAATAATATCGTTTATCTGACTTCAAAAATTCAGCTTCAATACGGCTAAAATCTTTAACCGTTGGCGTTGACGTAAGCAAGATTTTACGTCGCGCAAATGTTGTCGTTCTACGTTCTGCAAGGCTTACAGGGTCACCCTCACCCTGTATCTCTTGCATTGCATCAATCTCATCCATAAACAAATACCGACAAGGCGCTGAACGTAAGCCGGTCGCGCTATTTGCTCCAGTCAGCAGCATGATGCCGCCAGCAAATTCTTTCGAAAACATCGTATTGCCGCTGTCCCTTGACCTAGATGGTGCAATCTTTTTAGACAGCCTTGGCGTGTCTTGAATCATGCTCTCAAGCCTCTGCTTTGACAAACGCTTGGCCATTTCAATCGTTGGCTGCACGCACAACATTGGCCCCGGTGCATGATCAATCACATAAGCCAAAAAGTTGCTGCCCGCTTCTGTCTTGCCTGACTGTGCGCTAAACATCATCACCACGCGCTGCACTGGGCTGTCATTTGACAGGCAATCCATCGGCTCGCTCAAGTAAGGCGTCCTATTCGTGCGCCATGGGCCAGGCTCCGCACTTGCCTTGCTGCTCAGCCTTCGATACCGATCAGCCCATTCAGAAACAGTCAGCGGATCCTCGGGCCGTAAGCCTTCTATAAATCCATCGCGCCACGGACTAAGCATCAGCCAGTTCGGTCAAGCACTGCCGATGCTCCTGCGTCAAAACTTGATGGATCCTCGCAGGGTCAGTTTCACCGGCCAACTCATTCGCCAAACGATCAGCCAAGTTCGTCAGCGCTTCACGTACAGCGCGAGCCATTGCAAAACTTTCCTTCTGCACCTGAGCAGCTGAAACCAACTCATCCATCTGCGTCGCAGCAGTGATCTTTGCAATCTCTGCGTTGTAGTGCTCCTTTCGTGCTCGACTTGTATAGAAGTCCGGCACGTCCTCTTCCTGCACGTAGGTCACCTGCCTGCGAACCTCTTTCTGTGCAGCCTCAAGCTCAGGCGATTTCTTGGGCTCACGCCTTGGCATCGTCGCAGCGCTAGGTCTCTCCGTAACGCCCCAAATCTTTAACGCCTTCTGCAAATCAATCTTTGGGTTGACGCTTCCAGTGTCAACCAAAGCACCATCCAATCGCCCTTGCTTCATTGCCTTAGATACCGCTTGACGACTGCATCCTGCAGCTTCTGCAAACCTCGCCGCTGTAACCAACTCAGCCATTTGGTTGACACTTTTGCCAAAGCCTAGCCCAACCTTTGTCAACCGGTTGACAGTTTCGACGCTAAATAAAAAACGCGCGCACGAACGACC